GGCGTTGTAAGCGCTCAAAAATAAAATCTTGCATTCAATGGGTTCGTTTTTGTTGTTGTGAGTTGTCAGTAGATATTTGACCGTTTGCGCCAAAGGCGCGGATTTCGGATTTGGATTTGGCTTTCATATCCCCCTTTTCGATGCTGCCGCAAACCAAGCTGTAAAAGTGGGGTAAAAGCGCCGTGGATGGCGCATTTAGCCCCGTCGCGACATGGATGTCGCGTCGGGGCGACCTCGCTTTTACAGCTTGGTTTGCGGCTTGCCCGTAGGGCAGCATCGTTGGGGTGCATTTCTTTGGTGACTTTCTGTAGCGGCGCGCGATATTTGGCGCGAATTTGCGCGATATTTGATGCGCTCTAGCTATTCCACGTCACGAAACGTAATTGCGCATTATGCAACGATACGGCGGCATTCGCACTTGTTCGAGTCTTAAAGTGCCTGAGAAAGATAGTCGTTCAGAATGTCAAGAATGGACTCTTCATCGTCGGGTGCAAGGGTTCTGGCAACAGGGTCGGCAAACAACATGCCGCGTCGTGGCATCTTGGTGGTGCCGTATTCGTGGTAGGCGGCATATTCCTGTGGGAATCCTACGATGACGCTGGTTGCGTCGGCCTGCCAATGCACATCCTTAAGCATATGACCATACAGATCGAGGATGGTGCTTTGGCCATTCGTGGGGCGGTTGCCTCCTTTAGCAGGGTCATAGCTATCCGCCCACGGATGCCAAGACAAACCCATCGGGTCGGTTTCGGTTTCGAAGCGTTCACGCACACGGGCTTCAAGTTTCGCACCGACTTTTTCCATGACCGGGGTCATGTCGCCCATGCGACTCAGGAGTTCGTTCAGCGCGTCTTGAATGGGCTGACTGTTGTAGTCGATGTGAATCATGCTATCTTCTCTTTAAGTGATGAGCCGTGGAAATTTTCGGAGTCCACGGAGCCGTAGCTGCAAGGCTGCGTCGATGAGGGGACGTCCGGCCCTCCATCACTCCACACTCCCGCGCAGCAAGACAACCTCGCCGCCCTTGATTCTTGCCTTAATATCTTCCACGGCATACGTCTTCGCAGAAACAACAGCATTGACCGTCTGTTTTGGTTTTTTGGTCACAAAATCCACCTCGACAGCGAGCTGTGGCACCCTGCCATCACCAGGCAGCAACCATAGCGGCTTGCCTGACTTCTTGTCGAATAAAAGCGCCTTGGCCTGTTCAAACAGTTCGGGCAGGTTTTCCCATTGTTCGCTTGTCAGTGCATCTTTTTCCAGTGCATGTCTATCCGCCTTGGGGCCACTCACGATGCCGGGGCGAACCATAACTTCAGCCGTGAGCGGTACAACACGCTCCGAGGCAAGAAGCGAAAGATCGGCCATAGTGACCACACCCAGCATCCCTAAAGCGTTTCGATCAATGCCGCTTCGTACTTGTGCCAGCCATTGGCTCCATCGTTCTTTTTGAATCTCTTTAAGTGCCGGGCGCACCTGAGACGCAAACGAGGCTCCGATAGGTGCGTCCATCTTCGTCACCTTATCCTCCACCAATTTAGCCATCCCAGCCTTGCGCATCCCAGCCTTGCCGGGGTTGTATGCCCAGCCGGGATCGATACCCTCCGGCACCATCTCCACCTTGCCCGTGCGCTTGTTGAGCCACTCGCGCATTTTGATCTGCGGCGCGGACTTATTCAGCGGCGCACCGCCCGGAGCCACGCCTTTATCGTAGTCCTTCTGATCCATAGCGGTCAGCGAACAACGGCAGCGCAAGCCGTTTGGCGGTGCGTGGGTATCCCAAAAGGGATGATCTACTGGCAGGGTCAGGTTGTGCCAATTACGGTGGTGTTCGCGTACCTTCTCATCGCGCTTGGTGACATAACGCAAATAGCGCATGTGGCTTTTAGTCTTTTCGAAGCGCTCCCACTGCCCGACAGCAGCGGCAGTACGAGTGTTTACGTCATAAATCAGGCGCAGACGGTTTGAGTCAAAACGGGTATGTACAGTCTCACCCGTAACCTGATCCTCGACCGGAATTTTGCCCCACCAGCCTTCCGCTTGCAGCAATGCCTTGGCTTGACGCATCCAGTCCCGGCGCGACAAATCGCCGTTAATCGACTTGACCAGACGGTCTTGAATGGACTGCAACAGATCGTGACTGGTCAGGCGGCTGATCGTGAACGCACGGGCATGTTCATCCTGCCACATATCGCGCCAATCGAACGTGACCTGGATACCCTTGTCCTGCAAAAACTTCACCGCTTGCTCGGGCGGCAAACGGAACATCTTGGCAAACTCCTGCGGGGTCAGGTTGGGTGGGGTATTCGGCGTTTGCGGGTTCGGTGTAACGCGGGCAGGCATTAGGATTCACCTTGAACGGTTACACCGAGAACGGCAACCATGCGTGCCGCAAACGCAGCGTTTGTCATACCTTGATGGAGTTTGTCCGTGCTGACTTTACTGAGAAGCTCGGGCAGGCGCTCAATCAATTCGGCAGCCGTCAGTCCGTCACGCTTCGCCGCATCAAAAGCCGACTGAATCGGTTCAATCATGGCTTCCATCACGGCATCCAAAACATCCATTTGCGCATCAATCGCCCGATCAATAATATCCCTCTCCTCATACTGGAGTTTCTCACCCTCAGCGTTCAATGGCATCACAGGGGCAGCGCACGGCGCACACGGGCGGTCGAACTCCACAACGTCCGTTGGACTGGCTAAAACATCGTGCCGGTTCATTGAATTTTTCACGCCTTGATTAAACCCACGCTAAGCCCCTCAATTCACCAAGCAAGCCACAGCCATCACCCCAAGCCACTGAATGCTTTTAACGCGGTTCATACGGCGGAATAGACCCGCATTAGCCCTTGGCGGCGGCATTCAATTCAGCCAATTCACCTTCCAGCGTGGCCTTTTCACCCCCCAGTGCCTCGCGTTGGGTGGCAAGCTGCGCAAGGCGCTTGCGGCGGTCGGCAAGGCTCGGCATATCCTGATTGCCCCAGCGCTGGCCAGCAGTCTCTTCGATGCGCTTCATCAACCCGGCGTGAACAACCTCCGGGAAGAAAAAGCACAAGGCAGCGCCGAAGTCATCCATGCCGTTTACTCGATCAAACAGCGCACCATCACGGATAAAAATCGTGTGAACATCACCCTCTTCATTTTGATACGCGCTCCAAGGCATGGCGTTATGCGCTAACCCATGGCGGAAAGGCAGGGTCAAACTTTGCCCCAAACCCGGCGCAAACGCCTTGCCCTGGTTGATAATGTTCTGCTTGAGCATCTCGCCGAAGTCCTCCAGCTTCAGGGGCATTGCCCACAGGGAGGACACTTCGGCATCAATGCCCTTGATCTTGCCCAGCACGGCGGCAATCTGCGCCTCCAGCCCGGCGCGGGCTTCACGCATGGCTTTCATTGCATCCAAAAGGCTGACTTTGGCGTGTGTGGTTGTGTTGTTCATGTTTGATCTCTAAGGTTAAAACTGAATGGAATCGACCAGGTAGACGGCATCGCGGTACGACAGCGCCGGGCAAGCCTCCTGATATTGCAAGGCGGTCTTATGCTTGTGCAGGCTTTCGGGGTCGTAGTTTTCGCCGTTTTCAGCGAAGCTCGGACGGGCGCATATCCCCGCCCGACACTCCTCGCCCTGACAGAAACACAACGCGCCCGTTTCGGCGAAAGCGGGCGGGATCATGCCCTTCACAGCGGGCGGCATCGCCCCAAGAAAGCCCACATGCCGCACATACCACGCACCTTGCACCGGGTTACCCTCGGCATGGGGTGGGTACAGGCTCGCTGAAACCCGCGTATAACGCCCGGCCTTCACCATGCCCGCAAGATCGGCGGAAACACTGGCCTGAGCAAACAGCGCCCCATCCTTGGCGAACATCCCCAGAACATGACCATAAGCCGGGTCATCATGCTTGGGATGCCCCAGCACCAAGGGCGCACGGTGCAACGCGGGGTCATACACCTTCGCCATCATGTCCAGATCGTGCGCCGTGAAGTTCAAAATCTGCCCCTGCATGGCCGTATGCGTGCCTGCTTTGAATATCTGGAAAACCTTGTGTGCTGTACCCATCTCACTTATTCCTTTGGAAATTATTCCGCGCTTCCTTGCGCTCGGATTCGAGTTGCTCCTGACTCTGCTTGCGGCAATCCCGGATAATCTTGTAGGCATTTTGCAGGCTGAAACCGTGCTGCAATGCGATTTCCTTCACCGTCATCGCACCTTTTTTGTAGGCTTCATAGATCGCCTTATTGCGCTCATTCATCGCAACCAGCCGCCCTTTCTTGAAATAAATCATCATCCCGCCGTAGATGTTTTGCAGCTTGTCCATCACATGCAGCGCAATGCCCTGCACCTCAGCAATAGCCATCCCCTTGGCGGTCAGCTTATCCTCAAGCAGCACAGCAACCTGCGCCGCAAGCTCATCACCGTAAACGGACGAGTTATGTCGCTCACCTTTCTCTTCCGTCCACTCTTTCGGTCGCATTGCATCACCTCATTAACTGGCATTAAAGCCATCATGACGCGGCCTAAAACATATGGGGTTTAATGCGCTTTAATCCATGCCGTAAGCCCAGAAACAGCAAAACCCACGGCGTGGCGTGGGTTTTTAGGGTGTTTAGGTCACTCGCCTCACACCATCGGCGCAGACTTCATCACATCGGCAAAAGTCTGCATGGCGCGGTCGGCCTTTTTCTGGTGTTTAAGCGTCTCCTCGGTGTGAACCGAAGGCTGCGCAGGGCTTGCATCGGTCACCTTCACCCACTCCAGCAGCAGGCCACGGGCGGACACAATATCCATACAGCGCCGCCAGTGCGCCTTACCCTCGGGAAGGTCGTGCTGGTGGTTGTACAGCCATTCCACAGCCCCCCTCACATCCCGCAACGCCGCATCAGGCCGCGCCAAAACCTCCATCGCCACCAAGGCATCTTGCAAGGCCTGATTCTTCACCAAGACCCCACGCATCGCGTCCATTGAGCGGAATTCGTAAGAGTCAATCTCATTGAACGCCAAGTTATTGTCCGGGTTGGGCAGCTCTTCCAGCGCCATCTCAAGAATGGCACGGGCATCCTGAATCAGCATGGGGTCAACCTCATGCGGTTTATTCGACGCATTGGCGGCCTCATTAACTCGCATATACAAGGTACGCAGCAGGGGAATGGCTCGGTACAGCCTCTCCTCCACGGCATGACGTGACGAACTGAGGCGCTCACCGCCGATCATATCGGCGATTTGCGTAAAGCCAAAAGCATCGGGCTTCATATGAGACACATTCATTGCGCACCCCCTTGCAGGCCAAGCTCGGCATAGGCTTGATACGACGCGGCATTCAGGCCGGGGCAGTAGCGCCGGGACAGAATGGTGGCGCTCACATCCTCCAGCGCACGGGTCAACAGCCGGGTTTCTTCATCCGTGGCATGGCAGGCAATCACCCGGCACAACTGGCGGGCATAGGCTTTGCGGCGCGACAGGCTGGGGCGGTTGGGGGGCGTGTCGTCTGCCAAAACGTGCGACATCGCACGTTTTGAAGATGCTTCCATCAAATCGGGCGACATCGCCCGTTTTGATGAAGGATGCGGTTCGGCATGATTGGCATCGTCAAATTCTGCGACATCGCCCCATTTGCGACCTATCACGGCTTGGTCGAACGGGAAGCCAGCGGCGTTTGCAAATGTCTCGACATCGAGACATTTGACAAGGCCAACTTGCGCGGCCACACGCTGCATACCGCCCTCGGCAAGCCAGGCGCGAAGTACCTCGGTGCGCCTTGGCTTTACGACTTCGCAGACCTTGCGTAGACCGGCTTCGTTGATGCACTTGGCGGCTTTGCCACGCAAGACATAGTCGGCAGTGAATTCATCGATATTCAGGCCATGGTTTTCGAAAACTACGTTTAAGACCGTCCCCGCACTTTTGGGTAAATACCCAAGAACTAGAGACAGGTCACGCACGAGCACGAATACCTGCCCATGGATGACAGATAAACGGGTGGCTTTGCCGCCGATAGTGACAGTGCAAGCGTTGGGAAGGTCGCGCCCGCCGAAGGCGAGCTGTTGCGCCGCAGACGCGGCAAGAGGTTGAGTAGCCATGATGGCCTCCTGTGATTCGTTCAAGTTACACCCCCTGTTCAGAGAGGTGGCCGGGTGCTTGAACACGGTCACAGGGCCGCCCGCAGACTTTCCCTTGCGGGTCTTGTATAGCTGCGCGCCACCCGGCCATAGGAAAACTATGGACGAAAAAAATCCGCTAAGACTGACGGGAGCGGTTCCGCCTGTGAGGGTGTGTTCAGCACCTGACTGGTAGACTAGGCCATGTTGCCGAAGAGTGCAAGCCTAAGATGATAAATATTTATCATGCGTCTTTAGTGCGCACGATAAATATTTATCATTATGCGACATCGCGCCGTGATAAAATAATATCAAATTCGTGCCAAAGGCCTGACATCATGCGTATTCATCTCACCGTTCGCGGCAAAAAAACCACAGTATCTATTGATGATCTGCTTTGGGACTACCTTGGTGCATGGGCTGTAGACAATGATCCGTCTGCGCACGCCAAGGCCAAGCTCCAGCATGAGCTGGCGTTGACGCACATCAAGCATTACGTCAAAGTGAGCGAACACGAGCTTCCTGACAAAAACCTGAGCCAGCACCTTCAGTCGGTCATTATTCGTCTTATTGCCGCGCCGAATCTAGCTGCGATTATCAGCGCGAGAGGTGCGCGCTACGACAGGCAGAAGGATCGCCAAGAGGGCTACCAACGCTGGAAGGATAGATTACAGCAAGGCGAACAGTGAACCGACCGCATACGGATTCTTACACGTGAGAATAAAGATGGCCACGGTGGCCAGAATCAAAACATGACAACCGCATTCTGACGCGCTTTTGCCCGAACATAGCTGGCTACGGTAGCCACTTTTTTTCATACCGTAGTAATTAAGATGGTCACGGTGACCAGAGCCAAAGCACGACAACCGCATTCTGGCGCGCTTTTGCCCGAACATAGCTGGCCACGGTGGCCACTTTTTTTCATACCGTAGTAATTAAGATGGTCACGGTGACCAGAGCCAAAGCATGACAACCGCATTCTGACGAGGTTTTGCCCGAACATGGTTGGTCACGGTGACCACTTTTTTTCTCACGGTGAGAAATGCTGCTTTAGACCAGACTTTGGCAACGATCGCCACTTACTTGTTTACGATAAACACCTGAATGACTCGCAAAGCCTGTTATGGCGCGGTTTCAAGGCTTTGATATATTTACGGTACAGAAAAAACTGGCGATCGTCGCCAACCAAGCGTTGGGACGATTGCCAATGTCGGGAGTTTCAGTGCAGCGTGAGGCTATCATCCCGACAGGTGCATTGACGGGCGGCGCGGGCGGTGTCCAGTTGGTCACACAGCCAGTGCAGGGCGGCGCGCCCTTCGCTGTCAATCTCGGGGTGTTCGTCCCAATGGGTGGCACGCAGGCCGCTTTCCATGGTCTTGATGTCCACCCCGGCTATCTCGACAGCACTGACAAGATACAGCCAGGCGCGCGCCATGGCGTTCATCTGCGCTTCAAGGGTGCGCACGCGGGTTTGGTTAGCAGTGTGTGGACGGCGGGTCGTGGTGTTCATGGCGTGCTCCTGGTTGAATTCCACATCAGGCAACATGCCCGGTGCGTGAATAAAGCCTAGGCGCACACCACAACGAAGAATAGATGCAGGGCAGCTTTCATTTTGGACACCCAAACAAGACGCGGCGCGGGGTGTTTCCAAAACAGGCGACGGTTTGGAAGGTGTCGTGATAGTCACGATTTTTCCGAGCGGTGCGGAGCTGAATAAGGACAAGAAAGCCACCGCCGACACCCCTTCAAACCCCTCACCACGCCCCCGCCAAACACCCCAATTTGGAAGCCTCGCCTAACTTCCATATCCTGCAACATTGTTCCAGAAAACTTCCCACGAATAACCGTTCATTCCCACGAAATCCCGCATTTATCGCGCTCAGACCATTTCATTTATCTCAGTTGGGATCAACTTTCTTTGTGCAAGCAAAGAAAGTTACTCGCCCGTGTCAAACACGCATTGTGCGAAGTCGCACCATCAAAACGGGCGAAACAATGCCACCGTCCTCAGAACGGTTAGTGGGTTTTTTCGCCCGTCTTGACGGCAATACTCCGTTGCGAGTCAAGGTGGCCACGGGCGAGTCACTTTTCTTGCTCGTGCAAGAAAAGTAACCAAAAGAACACGCCCCTTGGGGTCGCCCTACGGGCAAGCCATGAACGCAGCGCCTACGGCAAGGCCGTCCCAACGC